CTCGTTTTGTACAGGTGGCTCAGTTATCATTTTTAATTCTTAACAAAATGTATTTTTCCTTTTTTCAGCAGTTACACTCCAGGCACTATATTGAGACCGACATCATGGTTGGAATAAATCCGTACGGGATTGATTGGTACACCATGGCCAGAGAACTCACCTTAGGTAAGCCCATAGTTACCGATGGCGACATTTCAAAATGGGATATTTGCTTTCCACCAAATGTGGCTATGGAGTTCCCAGATCAGGCCAGTTTGCGTCATACGGGCGTGCCTGTTTCCAAGTTACGCACCATTTTGATGAACACTTTTTACACCAATGTGTTATACGCCAACATGCTCTTTGAGTTTGATGGTATGCCTTCGGGCGATTTCAAGACTGCACATTTTAATTCTTACGTCAATTCAGTCACTAGTAGGTCCGTCTTCGACAGATTCCCTCAACCTTATCGCCTGTGTACCCTGGGTGATGATAAAATTAGCGGCCACGGAGAAGGTTTTGATGTTCAGAAGGCAAATAACATTTTAACCAACATCTATGGTTGGGCGATTACCGACGCAGAAAAGGGGTCGGCACCGACAGCAAAGACCTTAGACCGTTGTCAGTTTTTGAAGAGAGGCTTCCTTCAAGGTCCAAGACTCATTCTGGCACCATTAGCACTCACCTCTATAGATAAGATGCTCTCTTGGATACATGTGTCCAAAGAAGAGGAAATTTTGAACAAGTCGGTTGACAACTGGCAGGTCGCACAACGTGAATTGTCCTTACATGAGGAGGATGTTTACAATAAGTACCAGGACCTGATTCTTAAAGAATTGGAGGGGGATGTCCTTGATAGACCCCTTTTAAAGCGCTCTCATAGAGACATGAGAGAAGTGGTAGCGCTCACTTCGTTAGAGTATTGACTCTTAATTACCACCGTCCCGGGGGACGTAAAAGCCCGCTGTTCTGCCTTAACAAAGCAGTGGCACTTAGTTGCCAGCTGGTCATACTCCATGGCTCTGATATGGGTAATGAGAACCCACAGAGATCGGACTTCCAGCTTCTCGTTTCGGGCACCAGGGCTCAACGCCGCCCCGTGCACAACCGCTAGCGTTTCTATCCAATCTAACACAAACGACATAATGGACAAACATACGTCCAAAACTCAACAAACAGCGTCCCAGACGTCGGACCAGTCGGGAGATCCGGAGGTCAAAGTCCCTGCGAAACAAACGGACAAAACCTCCACAGACCTTCTCAACACGCCCTTTCCAGATATGACACCCACCCAGATCATGACCCGTCAGTTCTTGGTTAGCTCCTTTTCAGTGGGGGCAAGCTTTGGGGGAGCTACCGTTTCCTTTCCCAAGGACCTGCTTCCTTTTAAATCGCTCGAGTGCGGGTGTGCATCTTTCCGCTGGTTCAGAGCGGGAGTACGTGTCACCGTCAAAATCCAATCCACGCTCTCTCAAGCAGGGCTCATGTGCGTCTCCTGGCTTCCGTGCACTTCACCCGAGGCCATTCAGTCCAGCGCGCAAACGGGCAACAACGCATACCTTCTCAACTTTTCTTCCCAAGATACCGTTACCTTTGATATTCCTTGGCTTAATCCCTCGTCCTGGTCTTCCACAACGGATGAGTACTCCATAGGAACCGTTTATTTCACCATGTTGGTGGGGTATAGGGGACCGACCACTACCAGCGACTTTGTTGACGTCCAGGTTTATGCCCAGTATTTGAAACCCGAACTCACTGGACCCATTGTGGCACAATCCTCTGAGCCCTACCAAAGGGGAATAGTTTCCACGGTTGCAGAACCAGTTTTTCAATTTATGGACGCAGTCGAGAATGGGGTTTCAGCAGTTTCAGGCCTTTTAGGCATGCTGGATAAACCGGACGCACCTACCAACACTCGACATGTAAATACCATAGTCCCAGACACCAATTCCTTCATCTCTTCAGACACGGTGGTTTCATCTGTACCATACTCTGTAAATACACCTCACCTTCTTCCCAATAGATACAACCTCTTTCCTTATGGTCATTCTTCCAACACAATGACTGGACTTGTAGCTAGACCCATGATACATTCAGTCAAAACAATAACATCCAAGAATGATTCACTCACAGTGGATATGAATCCCTTTCTTCCCCCGACTTTTGAATCGAAAGTCTCTCCCGATTACCTTTCTTATTTCGCGAATCGCTGTCGGTTTTTTCGTGGCTCGCAAAAATTCCTATTATATTTTGTTACTGACGCTTACACTTCATGTCGGGTCAGGATAGGGATAACAATGGGAACCGTCTCGGACAGTGAGGTGGATTCAGGAGACACCATATCCCGAGTGGTGGACGTGAAAGGGTCGACTATGTGCT